CCTGCGATCCGTAGACCTCGGCGATCAAGCGCGCGCTTCCCGAGGCCGCCGAGGTCTACGGATCGCAGGATTACGAGCGCAACACCGAGATAACGCGCGACTTCAAGGACGGCAAGATCAAGTACCTCGCTACGAAGCCGGATATGAGCGCCCAGGGCGGGAATATGCAGTACCATTGCCATAAGTGCATATTCCTCGGCATCGGATACAAGTTCAACGACTTCATTCAGGCGATCCACCGCATCTATCGTTTCATGCAGGGCGATCCGGTCGAGGTGCATATCATTTACGCCGAGAGCGAGCAGGCTATCCTCGATACGCTCAAGGCGAAGTGGGAGCAGCATAACTACCTCGTCGGCGAGATGACGAAGATCATCCGCGAGAACGGCCTCGCCTCGACCAACGTGCTAGAGAAGCTCGCCCGGACAATAACCTTCGACCGAGACGAAGTGAAGGGTCAGCGGTACACCTCGATCCTCAATGACAATTGCCTCGAGCTTCCGTCATGGCCCGACAACTCGGTCGACCTGATTCATACGTCGATTCCCTTCTCGAATCATTACGAGTACACGCCGACCTATAACGATTTCGGCCACAACGAGGATAACCGGCGATTCTTCGAGCAGATGGACTACCTGACGCCGCAGCTCCTCCGCGTCTTGAAGCCCGGACGTGTTTGCGCCGTCCACGTCAAGGACAGGATCCTTTTCGGCAACGCGACCGGCACTGGTATGCCTACCGTCGACAGGTTCTCCGATGCAACCGCGGATCACTTCGAGCGCCACGGATTCATGTTCATGGGCCGCATCACGATCGACACCGACGTCGTGCGCGAGAACAATCAGACCTATCGGCTCGGCTGGACGGAGCAATGCAAGGACGGGACGAAAATGGGCGTCGGGTGCCCGGAGTATATAATGCTGTTCCGCAAGCTCCCGAGCGACACAAGCCGCGCCTATGCAGATGAGCCGGTCGTGCATGACAAGGCCGACTACACCCGCGCGAGGTGGCAGATAGACGCGCACGCTCATTGGAAGTCGTCAGGCGACCGGCTCTTGATGCTCGAGGAACTACGCGCTGCGGAAGTATCCGAGCTACAGGCGAAGTTCCGCGAGTTCTCGCGCGAGAATCCGTATAACTATCACGATCACGTCAAGCTGGCCGACGACCTGGAGGAAGACGGCAAGCTCCCGGCCTCGTTCATGGTCGTCGCGCCCGGGTCGAAGTCCGAGTGGATATGGGACGACGTGAACAGGATGCGGACGCTCAACGGCGAGCAGGCGCGGAAAGAGCTTCAGTTCCATATCTGCCCGCTTCAGTTCGATATCGTCGAGCGAATTATCGAGCGGTATAGCAACAAGGGCGACCTCGTTCTCGACCCGTTCGCGGGCCTCGGGACGGTTCCGTACATGGCCGTCAAGATGGAGCGCCGCGGCGTCGGGATCGAGCTGAACCCCGAGAGCTGGAAGGATGGCCTGGTCTACCTAAGGGCCGCCGACATGGAAGTATCGGCCCCGACGCTGTTCGATTTCAGCTAGTTTCTACGGCGCCCGGTTGCAATATACCGGGCGTTGTAATACAATAGAAGCAAGGAGACAACAGGTATGTTTAGCGACGAATGCGGGCATGAGTCTACCGGATATAGTATACTTGACAAGTAAATATATAAAGTCTAATATGCTAACCATGACTAGCGACCAGGTATATTATAAGCTACGTTCTATCGGATGCTCGGTTGAAACCTCTGATGCACTCGCGCCGATTGTTGCCGAACTAAGCGACAAGAAGCGCGAGGCATTCTTTTTATGGGCTTGCGGTATGAGCTATAGAGAAGCTGGTTTAGCTTGTGGATTTTCAAGAGAGATAGTTAAAAGGATAGTACATAAAATTAGGGTTAGTGTTGACAAAACGCAATCTCACGGGATAATATAATGCGTATGGAAAAGAAGATATTCGTGGATGTATATGAGGACAAGCAGTTCCGCGAAAAAGTAAACGCCATGCTTGCGTCTATGTACTATAAGCATAAAAAATACTTCAATGACTCCGCTATTGATCTTGAAGATTTCATTCAAGAAATATGGTGCGAGTTGTTCGAGGAAAAACGCTTTTGTCCAGATCGGGCATGGTGTTATGATTCAATGAAATGCAACGCCATGAATTATTGTCGCGATATTAAAAATAGATTTGAAATAGCTCCTATTGTGTCATTTATAGAATCGGAGGATTAATGATAGTAGGCGGTTTATCTATTGATCCTCGGCGCGTTGTATATTCAAAAATACAGATAGTATATCGACGGTTCAGGATGCCGATACATATTTTGTCAGTAGGCTATATGCTAGATGGTAATATAGTTGACATATCGGAGCCGTTTGAATCAGAGCGCGATATTTATTTAGCGCAGATAAAGCTTGACAAGGCGTGTTACAAAGGCCCGTTAGCCGATGCTATAAGTAACCAAACCGTTGACAATGAAGGAGACGACGAGGAACAAGAGCGAATCGGCTTCCGGTGAGTAGCACGGTTCCGCGAGCCTAGCTAATGCCAGGATATAGCGCCGGGGGCCACGCGGTTCGAGTCCGTATCGCGGAGAAACAATGAGTCGAAGCTATAAGCGAAGTGCTGTTATGAATCTAAGGCATGATATGTACTATAAGCGCCTGGCGCATACCAGGAATAGGATGCGAGAGCGACAGGGTATATTTCTATCCAGCCGTCAGGTCAAGAATCTAGTAGACAGTTGGGATATCTGCGACTATAAAAGCTATATAAAGCCCAGTAGTAAGTATTACCGCATGGCGCTAAGAAAATAAATGTCAGGAGTATAATATATATTCCTGACATAAAAAATACTGTCGGGGCAATGACTCGGCGGGATTGGATTAGAAAATGGGTAGACCTAGAATATATGATAATGCAGAAGACATTGATATAGCAATAGAGTCATATTTTAATGGCCTTGAGTCTGGTGATACTACCAGGCCTCCTACTATGTCCGGGCTTGCATACGCCCTAGGATTCGAGAGCCGTCAGTCATTATATGCTTATGAAAAAGACGAGAGGTTTAGTTACAGTATAAAAAGGGCCAAGCTAGCAATAGAAATATGGTATGAGGAGAGGATGAGCGGAAACTCGCCTACCGGGGCGATATTCTGGTTAAAGAATCATGCTGGATATACTGATAAGCAAGAGATAAGCGGTAACGATGATAAGCCGTTCAGCCTGAAGATCGAATATGTTAGTACAAAGGAATGAGGTATACCGGCAATTCTTCGAGTCAACTAAGAAATACAACGTATTGCGAGGCGGCTCTGGTAGCGGTAAATCGTATGCCGTCGCCGATGATGTAATACTGCGGACGCTTGAGCCCGTTCCTTCGCGGACTATTGTAGCGCGTAAAGTAGCGGCTACTATGCGTCAATCTGTTTTTAGGTTGATTCAAAACCGCATCGGCGATATGGGCCTTGAAAGCCTATTCGCTATTAACAAAACAGAGATGACGTTCACGGCTGGCAAGAATGAAATCATTCTAGTCGGCCTTGATGATGTAGATAAGCTAAAGTCGATATATGATCCGACTGACGCATGGCTAGAGGAAGCTGATCAGATAAGTCAATCTGACTTTGAAGAGATAGACCGGCGCATCCGTACATTGACCGGGCGTAATCCTAAGATAACGCTTTCGTTTAATCCTACAAGCGCGTTTAGTTGGCTCAAGAAATACTTTTACGATTCTGATACGGTCAAGAATAATACCTATTGCTTGACGACTACGTATAAAGACAATGCGTTCCTTGATCCTGCCTATGCGGAAACAATCGAGCGGCTACGCGAGACAAACCCGAGCGCATATCGTGTTTATGGTCTAGGCGAGTGGGGCATAGTCGATGGCGTCGTGTTTGATCAATGGGATATCGCCGATATTCCAGAAAACGCGAAACTACTTGGCTATGGTTTAGACTTTGGATATAGTAATGATCCGACGGCTCTCGTAGGTGTCTATAGGCTTGGCGACGATCTATGGTACGACGAGATAATCTATCAAACTGGATTGACCAATAGCGATATCGCGTCACTTATTCGACAATTTGGAATAAGTCGATACGATGAAATAATAGCAGACAGCGCCGAGCCAAAGAGCATCGAGGAATTACATAGGGCCGGCTTTAATGTTCATCCGTGCGTCAAGGGCGCCGATTCAATACGCAACGGTATCAATGCTATGAAGCAATTCAAGCAACATATCACGGCGAGGTCGGTAAATCTCCAGCGCGAGTTCAGCTCGTATTCATGGAAGCAAGATAAAGACGGTCGATATTTACCAGTCCCGATTGATCTATTTAACCACGGAATCGATGCAATACGCTATCGGGTAACGAAAGAAAAGCGGATATTGAAAGCGGCTCCTTACTCCATAGGAAAGCTAGGATTGTAATGGACATAAAAGATATCGTCAAATATATAAATAGTGACCAGCCGCGACAACGCAAGCTCGCTAATCAGATGGCATATTATCGTGGGCGCAATCCTTCGATACTTGCCGATTATCCCAAGGAAGAGCCGGACAATCGTATTCCCGTTCCATTCGCCCGCCGCGCCGTTAATATGGTTACGGGCTATCTTGGCAAGGAAGGGAATATAGTTTATTCCGGCGATGGATATGATAAATCGCTTCAGGAAACATTCGACGCCAACGACGAGGGGTTGCGCGATCTTGAGCTACTATCGACGGCGCTAATTCACGGCGAGGCGTGGGAGCTACACTGGACAGAGGCCGGTAAAGATAAGTTCGCGCAGATTCCGACGTATCAGGCGATACCGATATATTCAAGATCGCTCAAGAGAAAACTAATCGGATTTATTCGAGCGTGGTCTGAGCGCGACGGCGATACCACTACATACTATATTGACTACTACGACGACAAGAGCGTATCCCAGTATTCCGGCAAGAGCTTTGATACTTGTGCGCTAGATACAGAACTAGAACATGGATATGGCCGCGTTCCGGTTGTCAGATTTACGATTGACGCTAATTGTGCTAATCTATACGACCATGTAACCGATCTGATTGATTTCTATGATAAGATAATTTCAGAGGACTATGCAAACGAGCTTGCAAGGTTCGCTTCGAGCTATATGCTCATGTCCGGCCAGCTATCCGATGAGGTTGACGAGACAACCGGCGAAACCGAAGTAGACAAAATAAAGCGGTCGCGGCTATTCCAGAATCTAAACGGCGAGAAGAGCGTACTCGATCAGATAGCCTTCTTGACTAAGGACGTAAATAGCGCATACATAGACAGCGCCGCCGATAGAGTCGAGCGGCTAATTTATGAAATGCTCCAGCTATTTAACCCTAACGATGATACATTCGTTCAGGCTTCGGGCGTAGCGCAGAAATACAAACTACTTGGCTTTGAATATCTTTGCACTAGTATTACGACATATTTTAGCATCGGCCTACAGGATCGCATTGCGTTAATTAAGGGATTGTCTGGAAACCTAAGCGCGAGCGGAGTTTACAATACTGACGTTACGATTAAGTTTACCCGCAACCTACCTGACGACTTGGCGCAGACTGCACAGATAGCCGCGACGCTTAAAGATATACTGAGCGACGAGACTATACTGAAGCTGTTCCCGTCGTATATAGTTCCAGATGTTGACGATGAGCTCGCCCGTGTTGGCGACCAGAAGGAATCTAATATCGATATATTCCAGTCGGCACATAATACCGAGGTAAACAATGCCGAGCCGGGAGCTTGATAGTCTATTACTACGCAACTATGCAACTGCCGATGGTATAACCGAGCGATACGAGCGCGAGCTTGCTAAAAGATACAAAGCTGCCTTTGATGAGATTGATAAGTCGCTCGCCAAGCTGTACGCGCAGGTCGGAGACAAGCCGACTATAGCCGAGGCCCGTCGATACGGCAGGCTTGAAAAATTACAGAAAGCAATCGCCGACGAGTATTACAAGCTGACCAAAGAATTGATTATAGGCACAAGGGACACAAGCGCCGCAGTATGGTCGCAGGGAGTATATGGTACTGAATGGGCCTACGATCAGGCTATCGGAGTATCGGTAAAGTGGCCGGTTGTATCTGTCGAGGCTATACGTGCTAGTGTTTGGAGCGGTGATTCCGGCGAACAATTTAGCGAGCGGTTTCGTAATTGGTCAACGCGCGATGTATTGACGTTCCAGAATAAAATTACGTCGGCATTGGCAATGGGAAAAGGATATGCGGCTACTGCTAGGATAGTACGCGATACCGTTAACGCAACGTACAACCAGGCGATACGAATTGTACGAACTGAATCGACCAGGAATTACACGCAAGGCCATCTTGAAGTATACGATAAACTCGCTGGACTAGGAATTAAAGCTCGCAAGCGATGGGTTGCCACTCTCGATACTCGTACCAGAGACTCGCATGGTATACTTGATGGCGAGTACGCTGATTCTGATGGGCTGTTTCATATTCATGGAGCGAGCGCCGGAGGGCCAGGGCTTTTCGGGATACCAGAGGAAGATATCAACTGCCGATGCCGCGTGGTAGAGGAAATTGAAGAGCTCGCGCCATCGTATCGGCGAATACGCGGTGAAGGCTTAGTACCATACCAGTCATTTACACAATGGGCGTCAGAGCGCGGATGGTCGCCGACTAAGGGATGGGATATACAAGCCAAGGCTAAATTAACAGAGAGTCAGTCTAGGAAATACTAGCCCCTGCTCTCACTCGGGGAATCGCGCCACTCGACGGGCTATCTCGGGTAGTGGCCCCACAGCACAAGGCCCGCCATCTCGTCCGGCCGTTATCCCGTTTCAGTCTTCATGCCGGTATAAGCCAGTCGCGCTTTCGCGCATTCGGGAGGCTGGCTTGGGAGCGGCGGGAGTCGAACCCGCTTTATCCGGTAGTCTCCGTTGGATAGTCGGCTTGTACTTCGCCGTAGTTTCCTCTGTACTGCCCCGGCTCCTGGCCGTTCAGACACGCTCCCATATTGCGGCAGTCTCGGTGCCGCTCCTAGTGTCTTTCCACCGTCAAAGAATCCATTTGATATCATCCCATGCGGGACGATTTAATATAAAGATACTGTATAGCGTTTTATTTGTCAAGTATACATATGTGCGACCACGGCGCCGGTTTTTACCGAAAAGGTGGATGGATACGCCCGCTGTCCGTAAACAGTAACGCGGCCGGGACTCCGACGGTCTGGAGTGGTGGCACGGTGGCGCAACCGGGAATGAATACCGGCAATGGTAGCGTGCGGCGTATAGCCGGGGATGCGGGTTCGAATCCCGCCTGTGCCAATAGACTTTGCGGGCTAGAACTGCAAGGGCAAGGAGATAACATGG